TTACAATACCAGCAACATTAAGATCCGTACCAACACCAAGTGGTAAGTTTACAGACCCACTACCACTCAGAATTTGAATAGACTGCTGACTATCAGGTGATAATACATATCCAGAGATTGCTTTAAGACTCTGTGCTGTCAGTATTCCAGTGAACTCCGCATCATTTGCAGCAAACTTTGTTGCTGTAAGAATGCCAACATTCAGGTTTGGTGTTCCAGTAAGTCCTGCAGCAGCAGTTGCCAGTCCAGCGATGGAAGCATAGTCAGCGGTAGAAGCATTGCCAGCAGCAGTTGCAACTCCAGCAACGTCAGCATATGTAGAGACTCCTACATTGATTCCTGTAAGTTCTGATCCATTACCAACAAACAATCCACCAGTAATTACACCAACAATAACGTTAGGTGATCCAGTAAGTCCCTGTGCGTTTGTAGCAATCCCTGCGGTATCAGCATACGTGGAGATCCCTGCATAAGGAGCAAACGCAGTCTCTCCAGATTGTGTAGCATACGCAGCATTAGTTGCAAGTCCTGCTACAGAAGCATACGTTGATACTCCAGCAACTAAAGCATATGTTGCTACACCCGCAATTGGTGCATAAGTTGATATACCAGCAACAGTTGCATAGGTTGATACACCAGCGATTGGTGCATATGAAGCAATGCCAGAACTAATTGCATAGTTTGCAACAGTTGCAACTCCAGATACTGGTGCATATGAAGCAATTCCAGCAGACTCACTGTAAGTTACAACAAGTCCAGAAGAGGTTATACCACTTAAAGTTGTTGATAATGCAAAGGTATCAACAGCAATTGAATTAATTATCTGCCGTTGTTGTTCAAAAGTTGAATTTACTCCTACATTAAAAGCTGGCATAGCAATTAGTATCTCCTAAAAAAATAGGAGGAATCGCCATAGGCAATCCCTCCATAACGAAATATATAATAGTAAACAATCAGTCGAGGCTGACATTCAGAGTAACCTTGATTTGGTCACCGTTGTTCTGAATGTTGTAAGGACCATTTGTAAATCTCTCAGAGAAGAAGATGCTACTATAAAGAGTTGCACTTCCAATACCTGTCATTGCAGGAGTAGTTGTAAAGGTACTTACATCTTCAGTTGTGTGGATGGTATAAGTTCCAGAAGTTGTAGTGGTGTTAGCAGCACCAGCAGCAACATAAAGAATATCACCAGCAACCAGTCCATGCTCAGTCGCACCAACACTTACTTCAGCATAGTTGAAGTAAACAATATTACCAGTAGCGTTCTGAATGTTATTCTGAAGTTCGCTACTCAGATATACTTTACCAGTCTTTTCATCAATACCAGTAATGGTAGTTCCGTCAAGGATACCAGCAACTTCACCACCGATGTTACCATGAGTAACACCCATACCTACGCAAAGGTCTTCGGTAATTTCCTGGAAGAATGTAGCAACGCCAGAGACTGCTCCACTATTCTTTTTATCAAGAACGATGGTAGTGGTATTCATGATACCAACAACTCTTGCTCCTTCGGCAATTCCAGTACCAATAACTCTCTGTCTCGTATTGATACCTACGTTAGATCCAACAGTCAGAGTAAACTCAGATCCAATACCAGATACTGCAGGAGACCACTGGAAGGGATTCAAAGTAACAAAAGCATTACCAATCGTTCCACTTGTTTGTGCCTTGGAAATAGTCAATCCAGTTCCAACATTAACTGCGTGCTCAACACCGTTCAGGGAGACAGGCAGATTGTTTGCTCTGATCAGATAATAACCGTAGATGTTATTAGCAGCAGAAGTGAATGTGAAAGTCTGCTCAGGATAAGATGCAGTTGTTGTACCAACACCAAACTCAAGTGCCTGACTGGAGAACGTAGCAGCATTCTTTACAGTAAGAACAATGGTATTACCATCAATCGCTGCAACAACAGCGTTATTACCAACATTGCCACCACTTACATAATGTCCAACCGCGATGTTGGAAACAGAAGATACCGTGATCGTATATTCATTAATGTTACCACTACCAGTGGTTGTAGCAATTGGATTAAGAATGGTTCTCACGGACCACTCACTACCATTCAGGAAGATTCCATACTGCCTGCTATAATCCTCGTCATGACGTGCATTAACGATTGGTGGATAACCCGTAGAGGGTGCTGTCCCATAACCAACGAGACCTGTAGCGTCGTATGGTTCGTAATATGCTGTCTGAGAGGGAACATCAGTCTCAGTTGGAACTGTATTTGAAGTATACAGTTTCAAGATAAGGTTTCTAGGGATATTTCTATCGGAATTAACCAAATATCTGAGCGACTGAAGTTCACCATTATCGGATACTAATAAAGCCATCTGAGTGGACTCCTCTTAAAAAATGAACATGTGATTCCTATGATTTATTTATAATGTTCCTTAATTATAGGATTAGTCTAAGGAACAACGAGCATTTTTCAATGCCCGTACAAGAGATTACGCTAAAATCTAAAATATCACCAGCAACAATATCTGTAGTCCAAGTGGATAATGACTCATCTCTGTTTTTCTTTTGACTGGATAACCGTGGATATTCGGTTCCAACAATAGAAGTCAAATTATCTGGATAAGTATCATACTTATCCTTCTTTATATCTATAACAATTGAACCTTCATTCTCTGATACTAAAGTCCATGACTCAATTCTTCCAGAGACATCTAGTCCTAAAGATCCTTTGACACCAGCAGTAATATCATTAGAACCATTATCAAGAACAAAATTAATTGTTCTTGTCAGATCTGCAACCGTCCTTAGTGCAACACCAAAAAAGTCACTAGATGTAGCAGGTGGAGTAGTAAATATAATTTGACTACCACTTACATTATAATCAACACCAGGACTTTGAACCACATCATTAATAGATATGATTAAACCCTGAGCATTTACTGGAGTATAAGGTTTACCATCAACATACAAATCAAAAGTACTTTTAACTCCATCAAACTGTGATGCAATACTATCAAGAATTAAATTCTGATATTGTATACTTTTGGAAGGTATCTCATAATTAACACCAATGTTGTAATCAGGAGAACCGATACTTACATCTTGATCATCATCTAACGTGATTATATAGTCTGCCATTAGAAACTAACTCCTGGTTGTACTAATACCATACCAGCAACGACCTTTGTCTTCGTCCCATTAGCAGAAGTGATGAATACATCATAGACATATCTACCCTCTCCTATAGTTTCAGTCACAGCATCAGACATCGCCAATCTCAATCTACCCGTTGCCCTATCAACAAAAGTAACCTCAAAGTCATATTTTTTTGTGGCAGTGTAATGCTTTCTCATCTTGCTTGAGGCAGTATAACCTAACAAGTTAAGAGGAGATTGATCTTTATTTCTTACAGTAAAGTTTACTTGGAAGTCTGTTCCCTGCTCTAGGGTCAGATTCAATGGTACTGCTGCCATTATAATCTACACTGGGTTTCATATATTTATACATATCAACCACATCCAACAATTAAATATAGATTATTTTTTCCCTTGCTTGATTGGCCAAGTTAATTCCATTCCAATAACAAGAAGTATTGTGAAGGAAAATACAAACAAAGCACTCATAGTTCTATGATTGATAGAATAAAAAGAATTAATCCAAAGGAGCAAAGTGCTCCCAGGATAATAAATGAAGAATAGTCAACTAGGGTATGCAGCATTCAAACTCCAAAAAACTAAACATACAATTGAAGAAATTACAAGTGCTGCAGAAAGAGTTAGATTATTCATTTGATATCTCGTTTCTCTTTCCACAACTCCAAAAAATATCTATCAATTATATACAATTCTCCATTTGGGGGATTTACATCAACATCCTTAGACCATTCATTACAGAATGCTCGCATTTCTGGTGTTATACCATGAGGTAAAAACATTCTCCCAAAGGCAGACATGGCAAACGCAAATCGCATTCTAATGCGCTGTTCCATTTCCTGAGTAGGCGTCGGTTTCATAATAGTTATTTTCACCTCTTCTGTACCCGAAATATGCGGTGGCACATATAAAGGGTAGTGATCCGAAAAGTAGGACATGTGCTAGGGTCATATTCTATACTCACTTAGTATTTCTAATACATTATTAATCGCATCATCTGCAGCCTTACGTTCTTCACTACTCCAATTAGGATACCAATCCTTATGATGAATGTTATCCTTCAGTTTATATACTTTAGATAACATATCAACTTTACTCAACATTCCTCTAGGCATTAGTCAATTGCGGAGTCACTACTATATTATACATTTTAAATGATGTCTTGTCTTCAATCGTCAGGATTCACTGAAAAACATCGATTTATACAGTGTATTAAAACTAATAACACACCTCTCGCCCATTTCAGAATCGGTTTGATGCTCTAACCAACTAGGAAAGAGTAACAAACTACCAGATTGAGGAGCAATTTGAACCGCCGTACTCGCATACTGCGAATTAAAGTTCTCATATAAGTCATTCATCTTATATGGTTTTAGGGGATTATGGAATCTAATGGGAACCGAATTTTCATCAACCTTCACATAAAAAGCACCACTTAAAACACTACCCTCATGTCTATGGAGTGTTACCTTATCACCTATTTTCATTTCATTATACCAAGAACCAGTAATCTCAAGTTCTTGAAGACAGGTTGTGTCAGTATAATCCTTTATACATTTTAAAAGTTCCGATCTAAGAGAAGCAAGATCTGGATCATTTAAAATATTACTATCTTGCCCAAAACTACTATGAGAATCTTCAAGCAAAAAATGTGGAGCAGTTTTATACTCCACAAGTTTTTCATATACAAATTCCAAGTCAATATCAATTTCGTATGCACCAACAGGAGTTGGGAATAACGGCACTACATTATCACTCATCTTTCAAATCAGAAACTTCTTTCCAACTACCACCAACACCACCGTCCATGTTGACAACAATGTCTGGTGTCTTTAAATGATGTGGTTCGTGAGGTCTATCCATAGGTTTAGAAGACTCAAAGGAATCTCTTGAGAGATTTTTAATTACAATGAATGCATCTTTATTATACTTACGAGTACCAATAGGTGATTGCCATTTCTTATTATAAACTTCACCAACATCAATACCAGAAACTTGTGTTCCTGCCATTTCAACTACAATGTTGTCACCCTCTTCCCACCCATATTTTTGAGCAAGAAGAGCAACTTGTTCATAAAGAGATGGAGAATCCATTACTCGATCTTCTGGTTCAAGACTTCCGTGCATAAAAAAAGAGGGTGGTTAACCCTCTTAGTATATCAATCATTTCCTTGTTTGTAAAGGTCTTCCAGTTTTTCTCTGGACAGATCCACATACATTAACTCTTCACCTGGTTCAGGTGCTTCGGGATGCTTTGGTTTGGGAGGAGTCCTCATCTCTATGTTAATAGATTGAATGTTACTCCACATCATTGCAAAGGCAGCACCACCAATGGCAGCGAAGCATACGAAGTATAAGAAGACTTCAAAGTTATTCATGATCACTAAAGTGTTTTTGGATAACTTCAATACGCTCTTCTTCATGAGCAATGATATCTAATTGTTCCTGAATAGCACCGAGCACATCAGGGTGCTCACCAATACCAACAGGGTTGTGCAGATAAACTTCTACATTTGCCTTTGCTTTGGCAATATTACCTTGGGCATCAGCAAGTAGAGCATCTAACATTTTAACGCGAAGATTGCAAGACATAGTAATTTAAGAGTTAGTTTGTAATGATGTCATTGTATCATGAAGTTCTCCAATGTCTAGGAGACCTTCAGCACTAAACCAAGGCGCATTCGCCCAACTGAATCCTTCACCCATGGTGCTATCAGGTGCTGTGATATACCAATGACATGCTGTGTCTGGCACATCAACCGCACACTTAGACCAATCATCCTGCCACTGTGGGACTTGCACCCACATCAATGCAGCA